AAAAAGCTCGCCGAGCAGCAGAAGTTTATGCTTGCCGAAATGGAGATCAAGGTGACGGAGCAGAATCAACTCTATCAGGCTTTGTATCAATTTCTTTCAACAGGCATGGCGCTGGGCAAAGATTCGAAGATGAAGGATTATGTCCGGGAAGGCTATGAAGGCAATCCCGACCTTTTCAGCATAGTCACCAAGCTGGCCGGTATGTTTGCGCAGATCATGGATAAAGTGAAACTGATGCAGCGGAAGGGGGACAAATATATCGAAGTTGAAAATGAAGAGATCGATAAAATATTTGAAAGGACTAATTACTATCAGAATTTCTTTGAATTTTGTCGGCATTGGGCAATAAGCAATTACATCACCGGCAATGGCATCGTCTATGCTCCACGTTTTACAGCAGGAATTAACCAGGGCAAACTGACGAATGATGGGATGATTATGATGCCGACTCAAAACGTGACAATTTATTCGAAGGGCTGGCGTCAACCGATAGGAAGTTATAGTCTGGATATCGATGAGACTTACCGGATCGATGCACTGGATGTCTGGCATGAACGGTTTGCCCCGACACTCAACTATGAAGAGGGTCGGAACTTTATGGGCATGTCACCAGTGAAGGTGGCCCATGATATCATCAACTCACAGAATAAGGGCTATGAGATAACGGCAAAGATGTACAGCTATGGCCATCCGCCGGGGATCCTCAGCAAAGAAGCTGAGCACGGTGACGAAACAACAGCAGAACAGGAATCGAAATTCAGGGAGAGATACCGGACCAAATATCAGGGAGTCGATAACATGGCAGTACCCATATTCACCCTGGGCAAATTATCATATACGAAGATAGGATACGATAATATGAAAGAGCTGGATATAATCTCCATGAGCGAACATGGTCGGAGAGTATTCTGCAATATCCTGCAAACACCATCGCAATTATTTAACGACACCGCGGCGAGTACTTATAATAATCAACTTCTGGCAGAAAAGGCCATTTATACCAATCGGCTTATCCCCGATGTGTCGCAATTCTGTTCAGGCTTTAACAATATCGTCAGAGCCTATGGAGACTTTTTCATAAAACCTGATTATTCAGAAATCGAATGTCTGCAGGAAGATAAGGTCAAAAAGGTCGAATGGGTAAGCAAGCTATACCAGGACGGGATTATCACCGGCGATCAATATCTGGAAATGATCGGAGAAGAACCAACGGGTCTGCCGGAGATGCAGGTACGATATACTAACGCCAACAGGATCCCTATGGGTTTTGAAGAGAATGCAGACATAGAACGGAGCGATAAATTTTATGAAGATCATAAGTTATTGCATGCAATGTAAAATTAACTGATATGGCAGCAAAAAAGGAAAAGACAGTATTCACCAGGGAGCAGGTGGTCGAGCTTTTGAATAAGCAGAAAGAGAGATGCTCGCTTGCTATCGACGGCAACTGCACCGAATTTACAGCAAAGAAGAAAGTGCTGGAGGCGAAACTTGTAATCGAAGAGTGAAGTTCTTTGAAAAACTGAGGTTATGAATCGCAGGGAGAGGTTATGGAGATCGATCGACAGGAAAAAGGCAGGCTACAGAAATAATTTTAAGCCTGTTTTTATGAGGGCCTTCGATAAGCAGATCCGGCCTTTATACCAGAAGATTGCAGAGACATCGGATATAAGGGATATCGAGGTGCCTCCACTGAATGACAAAGCAATCGAAGAGGCTTACAAACGATTGTATATGGTTACGGCTGTTGATTTTTTCAAGGCAAAAAGGGGACAATGGAAAAAGAGTTTTACGAAACAGGTTGATGATGAGATATTTGAAGATTTGATAATGCAAAATGTGCTGACATATTTGGAACTACACGCTGGGGAGACGGTGACGGCTGCCGGCAATACCTCTGTTACTCTCATCCAGCAGCTTTTAAAGAAGCTAATACCGGAAATAATGGATCAGGGTATCGGAGGGGGTGAAGCACAGACCATGCTCCGCGATATGATTCAGAGCCAGTGGCATGAGATGAAATACTTCCGGACGGAGAGGATTGTCAGAACCGAAGTGAACAGGGCCAGCAATTGGGGTAGTCTGGAGGGGACCAAGAGCCTGGGAGTGCCTATGATTAAGGGCTGGCTGAGTGCTTTTGCAGGTGAATCCCGCCCCGAACACATGGATGCCGATGGTCAGAAGGTTGACCTGGAGGAGCCGTTTATTGTCGGAGGTGAGGAGTTACAATATCCGGGCGATCCGGCAGGCAGCGCAGGGAATACGATCAACTGCCTTTGTAGTTTATACGAAGAAATACGTTGATAATGAAGAAAAATAATAAATTATTCGCAGCATAATGGAAAAAATATTATTTAAAAGTTTTGAGCATCAGGTCAAGGACCTCGATGAAGCAAAAGGGATAGTCACGGTTTACATAAACAACTTTAACAATCAGGACAGCGATGGAGATATCTCACTGCCAGGATCCTTTAAGCGAACGTTTAAGAATAACGGTGATACGATCCAGCACTGGCTCAATCATGAAAGAAATTTTCTGATAGGTGTGCCAATAAAACTTTATGAAGATCAGGTCGGGGCTATTGCCGTGAGTCAATTGATCATTAAAAAACAATTAGGAAAAGATGTTTTTGAAGATTATAGAGTTTTTGCAGAATATGGTAAAACTTTGCAGCACTCGGTAAGGGTGCAGCCTATCAAGTTTGAGGAAGATCGTACCGGGGATAAATATAGTCGGAAGGTAAGCGAATGGAAACTCATCATGGAGTTTTCAACCCTGTACGGCTGGGGAGCTAATCAACAAACGCCATTAATTGATATCAAAAGTCTTAAGGATTTGGAGCTGATGATGCACGAAGGCAATTACAGTGATGAGAAAGCAAGACTAATTGAAGAAACATATAATAAGTTAAAGAGATTATTGGATACCACAGACCCGCCAGGCACTCCCCCAGGGGACCCGCCAGCACTCGAAGGTGATCTGATCAAATATTTTTATAAACAATTAAAAATTTGATAGTTATGGCAAAAGAAGAAAAAACTGTCGAACAGATAGCGAAAGAGATTAACAGTTCTATTGAAGGCTTAAAAGAGTCTATCAAGGACAAGGCCGATCTCTCTGTTCTCGAGGACAGGTTAGAGAAGATAACACTCAAGATGGATAAGCTCGTGGATAAGCTCGTGGATAAGGACGGTAAGATGATCGTTCCGAAAGAAATATCCAAGCAGCAGGAACAGCTTGACGAGATTTCTACCCAACTCAAGCAGCTGGGGGAACACCAGGCCGGGAAGCGTAAAAGCGCAAGCATGCAAGTGCTGGAAAAGGTCAAAAGCAAAGATTTCCAAGACAAGGTAAAGGCTTATTCCGGTGGTCAGGGTCAGATAAATGCTTTCGAGGTGAATATATCGAAGGCTGCAAACATCGACACCGATGATATCAACGCCGGAGTTATTGAGACACAGCTTGAACCGGGTGTCTCTGCAGCTCCCTGGCGAGCTAATCCGATCTGGGATAACATCAACAAGGGTGTTATCGGCCAGGGCCGGGATAGTGTAAGTTGGTGGGAAGAAACGAGCCGCACTGATTCAGCCTCTATGGTAACAGAGCAGCAAGCTCCCACTGTAGGATCGGCAAAGATATGGACGAAGCAGACCCTGGATATCCTAATGATTAAAGATTTCACTAAGGTGTCAAAGTCTGCACTCGAAGATTTTGAGTATATCACCAGTGAGGTCAATGATCTGATGAGTAATGGCATACCCAGATACAGGGAAGGACAACTGCTCTCCGGGGCGGGGACAACTTATCCCAGAGGGCTCACATATTATGCAAAGACCTTCGCACAGCCAGCTAATTTCAATAAAGTGGTTGCGGCAAATGAAGGTGACGTGCTGGCAGCAGCCATCCTTCAGTGCATGAACGGTGACACCACAGATACGAACAAGAAGGGGTATGTTCCTAATCTTATCCTGCTGAATCCGGGCGACACCGTCAACATGAGGTTGCTGAAAAATGCAAATCAGAGTTATGTACATCATCCCCTGCTTTCTCCGGACGGTAGCATGTTCAATGGTGCAAAGATCGCCACCAGTCTTGATCTTACTGCCGGACAATTTATTATCGGGGATTTTTCAAGAGCAAAGGCTTACGTGAAACGCAACATGAACATATCGTTCCATTATGAGAATGAGAATGATGTCTTAGCCGATCTGGTTCTGGTGCTGGCAAGTATACGTCTGGCAGGATTGAAGGTTACTGTTCATGATGCTTTCGCATTTGTCACTGGCACATTCGCTGCAGGTGCTGCATTAATTGGAACAGACTAAAGAAAGGAGAAAAATATGAAAAAGTTATTTGGAATGATTATCGGGCTTCTCCTTATCATGGGATTGCAGGCCCAGACATCCGGGACAACTTACACGCTCCCGGCGAACGTAACATGGTATTCGGCTTTCAGTCATACTCATACCACGAATTACTCAGCTACCGTGCTGAAAGATTCGATTGGTGGAACAGATACGAAGTATTGGGATTTTGCCATACTGAAGCCTAAGTTGTATTTTTATCAGTTTTTGGTAGAATATGACACGGTATTATTTCAACCAGCTGGTAGAACAGTCCAACGAACCGTAGGTAATCATGTTACAGTTTCTCTTCAGGGCAGTATTGATGGCACTTATTTTGTAACGCTGGATACAGTATTATTCCATCCCACTACTATGTGGCTTCCGGCTGCTCAATTAGTGTCACCTTCATTAGGTGTGGCAACGCTCAAAGATGTGACGACAGGTACACTATACAGGTATCTTCGGATAAGTGCAAAAGGGGGAGACGCTGCTAAATGTTCTATTATCTCTAAGCTGGCCGTCAAGGTCGGGTTAAGAGATTAAATTAAATGACAAACGAGGGGAGCAGATGTCCTGCTCTCCTTAATTTAAAATCGAGATTATGAAATTAGTGAAAGTAATATTGAAAACAGGGAGAGTTATCGAAGTGCTTCCTTCTGAAGTGGAAGGACTGAAAAAGGCCGGACTGCTGAAAGAATCCAAAATCAAGAACGTGACTAAGGAGGAGAAAGAGGTTGGTCAAACAAAGGCTGTAACGGTTACTCGTAGATCAAAAAACTGGTATCCCGGGCCGGGTGAAACAGAAGAGCCACCTCCAATACCAGCAAATATTGATTCACACAGTTTCAAAACAGGTAAGAAGTAATGGACACACGGATCAAGACCGATGCAGTACAGGAACCTCTCAGCCAAGATGAACTTTCAACTTTTATCAAGTTTGAAGATGATAATGCCGAAGAGGATCTGCTCATAACCAATATGATCAGCTCAGTCCGTGCGCATTTTGAGAAGCGGACAGGTCTGGCATTTGCAGAAAAGACCTTCGAGACACTGTTCCGGTACGATGACAAGCCATACCTCCTGCCTCGATCCCCAGTTATCAGTGTCGATAAAGTCGAGACCGTTGATTACCAGGGAACAAAAGTCGAACTGGTCCTGAATTCAGGCTATTATAAGAGAGGCCTGTACGAAGTCGAGATCCAGGCATCGGAGATGACCAGCGACAGATATTATGATCTGCTGGTTACTTACAAAGCAGGATATGGCCATGCAGATACTGAAAAATTACCTGCAGACCTTATGGAATGCATGAAGAAACAGGTCAAACAATGGTATGACAACCGGGATGACTTCTTCGAGTTCAAGATCCTCGGCAGCATTGAGCGGATACTGAATCTTCACAAGACGAAAGTAATATGAGGCCGACGAAGTATAATAAACGGATAACTGTCCAGCAAAGGATAACAATTGAGAATAAGATCGGAGGCTGGAGCAACGCATGGGCTGATATGTTTTCCTGCTGGGCCTCGGTGCTACCGGTTAAAGGATTTAAGAAACTCGAATATGCCAGACTTGAATACAATGAGGCATACGAAGTGGAGATGCGCAAAAGAATGGTAAATGCAGACGGTGACTGCCGGATAGTTTTTAAGGGCAATAATTACCAGATCATATCATTTATGATCACCGATGACAAGGTATGCCTGGATATAGCAAAGAACGCAGAATGATAACTTTTACAATAGATGACCGGCAATTCCGGCAGCAGATGCGACAGTTTGCCAAACGCAAAGACGGTGAATTTAAAAATGCTGTCCTCCGGGCCACACTCGAGATGGAGAAGTTGGCCAAGATGAAGGTCCGAAACTTTACCCGTAGCGCAAAAGTGAAAAGCGGTACCCTGATAAATGGCATCCTCAAACGGATCACATCATCAGGACTGACAGGAGAAGTTATCAGCTGGGCCGGATACTCCCAGGCATTCGAAGAAGGAACCAGGCCCCATATCATAAGGGCCAAGAATAAGCCAGTACTGGCCGGTCCTTACAGAGGCAGGCCAGCAGGCTGGAAGGTAAGCGCGAAGAGCGCCTCGATGGGTTATGCCACCTATGGCAAGCAAGTACAGCATCCCGGCACGAAACCGCATCCATTTATGTATCCGTCATGGAGATCCGCATGCCGGCAGCTGGAGAAATTGATTAAACAAGCATTATGACATACAGGGATCCTTCACAGCAACTACTGAAAGCTTACCAGAACATTCTGGAAGGACATATCATCTATGAAGGAGAGACAATAACCGTCGGTACCAGGATCCCCAGGAAAAAAACGAAATATGTCTACCTGTATATCGAGGCAACGAATAACTATTCAACAGGTGACAAGGTTCTTTACAATATTACGATGGCCATGCAGATAGTGAGCCTGCAGGATATTAGCGAAGGCGACGAGACAGTAGTGAACATTATTCTTGATCAGGTGCTGGGGCTTGTCGGCGATCCCGACTCGATAATCATGAATGATTTTATCGCACTGACCAGCACTTTCGGAGATTCGGAACATGATACGGAAATGAGCGAATCCAATTATATTATAACGAAAAAACTCAGAATGTTACACTTCGTGGAACAGAAATAATATATGACAGGAATTTACAAAATTAAACAAAAACAAAAATGAAAATGAAAAAGATTAAATTTTTTATACCGCTGGCATTTATAATGCTGGCAGTAATTTTACTCGCCACAACAAGTGTGCGCAATGCGCGCCTTATTAGCCGGTTGACGGTAACAGAGAACCTCGTCACTCCCACGACTTCCACTTTCATTGAGATCAATGGGCTTGATGAGGTTGTAAACTATACACCTGGCAGCCTCCGTTTTGATGTAGACAATGTATGGGCAGATACTGTTTGCCATACAGGTATTATCGATTTAA